GAAGTTGAAATATCCATCAATGAAGCAATTTATTGAGAGTAATTTTGATGTAGAAGAGGTATCATCGAATGTGAATGAGTCTCTTGCTATGCTTTCATCATGTATTGAGATGGTTTATAATGAAGAAGAGAGTTGGGAGACAGATGATTGTTCTCCAGATGAATTGAAAGACTTTATTGAACAGTTAAACACTAAACAGTTTAAGGATGTTGAAAACTTCTTTGATACCATGCCAAGATTAGAGCATAAAATCAAAGTCAAAAATCCAAATACTGGTGTTGAATCTGATGTAGTATTGGAGGGACTGGCAAGTTTTTTCAGTTAGGTATGGCCCACACGAATCTGGAGTCATACTATAAAATTAATTTTGCCTTGGTTCAGCATCATAAATACTCTTTGACTGAGATTGAAAACATGATGCCTTGGGAGAGAGATGTTTATGTCACTCTATTGAAACAGTATATTGATGAGGAAAATTTAAAACAACAACAAAGTAGATCATAGTGGCGGTTAAAAAATTACCTAAAATAAATGTTACCAAACTCACGGATGTGGGTATGGATAGTGGTGCTGTTACTTCAAAAAAGAGAAGAGGAAGACCTAAAAAATTACAGACACCTGCAGAGGTAGAAGCAGACATTAACTTAAGAGAATTTCAAAAGGCTCAAAAAAAAGTAAATGCATCTAAGTTGATGGGTTCTCAGGTTAAGAAGACTAATGCAATTTTAATGGAATCAAATAAGATTCTTATGGATATTGCATCTGTTATATCAACTGACTTTACGACAAGGATTGACGGTGAAAAACAAGAACTAAGAGATTTGCAATCTAAAAGACAGAAAGGTGAGGTTGCAGAGAAAGAAGGTAAATTAGAAGGTAAAGGGCAATCAACAAATAAAATTGGTGCAGCTGCACAAAAAATGATGCAACCTATCATGGGTGCCTTTGATAAAATAAAAGAATTAGTGTCAATTATTGGATTAGGAATACTTGGTAGTGGAGCACTTGAATTTTTAAAAGATCCAGCAAACCTTGAGAAGGTCAAGGGATTCTTTGATTTTATTGCCAAACATTGGAAATGGGTTTTAGGTGGATTAGGTGTATTAGTCGCACTTAAGTTTGTAGGGCCAATTATTACTCTTGTTAAAGTTGTAAGAAAGGCAGTTAAAATACTTCTAAAATTTGGTAAATTTGTTAAAAATTTGCCGAAAAGATTAAGAGTTACAAGAAAATTAATCCAAAGAGCATTTAAGAAAAAATTTGGAACAAAGGTAGGAACAAAAATAGGAACAAAAATAGGGCAAAAAGTTACTAAGAAGGTAGCAACTAAAACTGCCACAAAAGTTGCGGTTAAGTCAGCAGGTAAAGGACTTGGAAAGTCAGTATTGAAAAAAATTCCTCTTGTAGGACTAGGATTAGGTGCAGCATTTGCAATCGATAGGTTAAGAGGGGGTGATTGGAGTGGTGCATTAATGGAATTAGGATCTGGTGCTGCGTCCATGATTCCCGGTGTTGGAACTGCTGTATCTGTTGCTCTTGATGCTGGATTGATAGCAAAAGATGTTGTGGATGCAAAAAATCAAGAGGCAACTGAAGGTGGTGAAGTCACTGCAAGGAAAACAGGTGGAAATATATCAAAAGGAAAACCATATCTTGTTGGTGAAGGTGGCCCAGAATTATTCAAACCAAATATAAGTGGATCATTATTGAGGGCGGGTGCTACAGCAGAAACATTAAAAACATTAGCAGAGGATGAATCACCAAACATAATTCAAATGGATTTACCTGCAATTAAATCAGCACCCCCAACTGTTCCAACAAAATCAGTTCCTGCAAATGAGGTTGAGTTGATAAGTCCTGTTAATACACTGAATGAATATATGTTGGTAGTACCTGATCTTCTAGGGATATCTGTATGACAACTAACAACGCTGCAGCATCACAATTAAAATTAAATGTAACTAACATTAAAAGTGTGTTGGTTAAAGGTAATAAGAGTATGACACGCTTGAAAGCGTTTAAGGCGAAAACAATATTTAATATGGAACAAGATGATTTAAGAAAGAAAGAAGAAGAGTCGTTAGAAGCAGTCAAACCAAAAAAGAAAAAGATTACAGCAGATAAATCACCAGTCAAATCTAAGGGTGGTATCTTAAATAAGTTGATGACATTTGCTGGTATTATATTAGGTGGTGTTTTAGTAAATGCATTACCAGCAATACTTAAAAAATTAAGAGATATATTTACATCGGTCTTTAATTTCTTAAAACCTGTTGGTAAAGCAATAATGGGAATTATAAACTTCATTAGTGGTGACACGATGGATATGAGTAAATATGATTCTCAGAAAGCAACTGTTGATGATCAATTTAATCAGTTGAAAGAGGCATCAGATCAATTAAATGAAGACATTAAACCCATAACTGAGGTAGAATCATTACTAGGTGATTCCTCTGAATTGGATGAAGAGGGAGAAATTAAAGGTAAAGAAGAAGTAATTCAAGATAACCAAGAAACTGAATCAACAATAACACCAACTGACAATTCAATTGATACTAGTGGAATGGTAGAATCAACTACACCAGAGGAGAGAGAAAAGGCTGCAGTTCAAACTATGAAGACTGATCAGAATGTTCAGAAAAAGAATGAAGGTGGTAAGATAAGTACATCTAAAGGTAATATCAAAGATAGTGTCCCTGTATTACTAAGCCCCGGTGAGTTTGTAATCAATCAGAAAATAGCAAAGAGTATTGGATATGAAAAATTAAAACAAATTAATGCAATAACTTCTAATTCTTCTGCTCAAATATCACCAAAAACACCCAATGATATTTCTATGTTAAATAATGGTAAGAAGAAAGGTAAAACTACAATCATAATGCAAACTCAAGTTGTTGAGAAAGTCACTCCAGTTCCAGTATAATGTCAGCACCAGCAGCAGGCCCATCTAAGTACGATATAATTCAAATCGAAAAGGATGGAGAAACAATTGATCTTAAAGGTGGTACACTTAGTGTGGACTACTATGAGAGTTTGTATTCTCCAACTGTAACTGCAAAAATTGTATACATGGATGCAGGTGGTAATATCGAAGATAAAAAGTCATCTAAGTTTGTAAGTGTTAAAGAAGGTTTGCCTATAACAGGATTAGAGAGTGTTAAGATAAAAATATCACCTACTAGAGGTAAAGTCTTAGATTTTTCAAAAGATCCATTTAAGGTAGATGCTTGTCCAACTTTAAGTAAAGAGGCAAATCGTGAGACAGTTGCATTATCATTAGTTTCACAAAAACAAATAACAAATGATGAGACACCTATATTCGACAAATATACTGGTAAAATTAGTGATACAGTCAAAAAAATATTAAAAGAAAAATTTAAACTAACAAATGATAAAATTAAAATAGACCCTACAAGGAATGGATATAATTTTCTGGGCAAGGGTAGAGGTGGACTGAATTTGATTTTAGACTTATGTAGAAGATCAGTTCCTGTAAAGGGTGATGCTGGATATTTCTTCTATCAAACTAAGAGTGGATACAAATTTAGATCAATTGAATCATTGTTATCTGAAAAACAAAAATTTACTTTTAATTATTTTGGTGGATTTAAAAAAGATAATACAAAAGATGATAATGATAATAAACTAGTAAGGGAACCTATATTCCAGAAAGATCAAAATGTAAGTCAGGTTTTGAAAGGTGGAGTATATCGTAGTCGTAATATCTTTTTTGATCCACGCACTTTTTGCTATGAAGAGATTAATTATGACATTAGTGAAAAGGGTGTAAGTAAAACATTAGGTAAGGCTCCACCATTTGAGAAGGATGTAAAAGGATTTACAAAAACATTTCATCATATTTTAGATGTTGGAAGTTTAGATTCAAATGCAAGCACTGAAATAAATAATGATCCTAGATTGTGGCAAGCATCATCTGTAATGAGATATAACTTACTACATTCACAAATAGTAAACATACAAGTTCCATGTAATTCTGAAATTGAAGCAGGTGATATTGTACGACTTGAAATAGAATCAATTAGTGATAAAAAAGAAGAGAATCCATATGATGAACAACAAAGTGGTAATTATCTTATATTAAATCTTTGCCATCATTTTGATTCAAAGAGATCATTTACATCTATGACTTTAGTAAGAGACACTTATGGCAGACGCGGGAGTAAAAAATAATGTTTGAATTACCTAGTTTTTTTAATTCAAAACTTGAACCTTTTATAGGAAAAGTTGTTTCCCAAAAGGCACAAAAGGCCCAAGTCGGTGGGATGGGATGGGGACATAGATTTAAAGTTCGTATCATGGGTACATACTCTGAGAATGATAATGTTGAAGATAAAGATTGCCATTCAGCAGTTGTGATGTTAGGTGTGACTGATGGAAGTGGTGCTGCAAATAGATTAAAATCTGTAAAAATTACACAAAATGATATTGTTTTTGGATTCTTTTTATCACCGGATCAAAACTTTCCTGTAATTACTGGTGTGATGGGAAGACAAAATAAAAAACATCTTAAAAACTGTGGTGGTAAATTTGGTGTTGGATCTGGTCATACATCTGACTTAAAGCCTGGTGGAACTGGAAAAAATGAATTTAATGAACAAAATAATATGCCCACACAGGGTTTAGGTAATGATGGTAAAACTGGTACTGGTGAAGGTAAAGCAGTGAATGATGCAAAACTAGAAGCAGCAGGTCTTGATCCAAAAAATCAAGAGGTGAGTACAAATCAAGATCCAAAGGGTTTTTCTAACTTTGATTTTACAGGATTAGATCAAGATAGTATTAAAGAAATAGTGACTGAGAGTAAGGCATTTGCTGAAAAAGCAGGGAAAGATCTATCTAATTTAAAAGACACTATAATTGAAGAAGCACCGTTTGATGAATTGAAAGGGGTTGCTGAAAGATTGACACCAATACTAAAAGAAACTGCAGAAAGTTTTGATATTGAAAGTACCTTTGAAATGTTCTAATAAATAAGTATAGGAAAGTAGTATTATGGCAGACAAATTCTTACCAGAAATTAGTGAAATTACACAAACTTTCAAGGAAAAATCACCAATACCAAGTGTATTAAACCTTGAACAGAAAAAAGTTTTCACTCAATTGATTAAGGACAATCCTTATGGGTTGCAAGATAATATCAAAACTTTAAAGGAAAATTTTCCTTCAGATTTTGGTGGAGTTTTTCCAACCTCTGAGTCTGAATTAGAGTCTTTTGATAAAAATAAGTTTGCTTCATTGCTTGATAGGCAGAAGTCATATGGTGACATAGCAACACTATTTCCTCTTGAACCACTTTCTGTAACCACAGGTGAGATTATTATTTTACCTGATGGTACAAGTGATAGATTCTTCGAGAAGGTCGAAGCGAAGATGCAAAATTATTTTAACTCTATATCAAAGGTAAATGATTTCGCTACAGATTTACCAAATGAATTAAGTAAACTGACCAAATCCATTGGTGCTGCATCACAAACATTTGTTGGCAGAATATCAAATGCTCTACAGGATAGTTTAGTTGGTTTTATTGACGGAGGTATGGCAAAACTTGCAAGTCAGGTATTTGCAAGTAAAGTTCCCGGTGCAACAGGTATTGTAACAGGACTAGCAGGTCAACTTTCAGGTGTAACTGATAAGTTGTTCAGTGGTATGGAGTGTCTAACATCAAAGGTAACTGGTGCAATGGGTGGTGTGATTAAGGACATGTTAGGTGGAATGACTAAAAATATGCTCAATGCTCCGACTTGTGCAATTCAACAGTTTATCGGTGGGTTGACAAATAAAATTGCAGATTCAATGCAATCAATCACAAAACCATTACTTAGTCCGATACTTGGTATTCTTGGCCCAATCGGTGCTAAGTTTGATGTAAAGGATACCATAATGGGTGGTATTGATTTTATGAAGAAAGCAGGTAATCTTTTCAAATGTGCACCTCCACTCAAGCAAACATCTTCTTCAAAGTTTGTGATTGATGGTGGACTTAAGAAAGATAAGACTCAAGGTGAAAGTCAAGGACTTTTAGATCAAGCATTTGGTGCAGCATCTACAGCATCAGGATTGATTGATAAAGCAAAAGGATTTTTAGATAGTGGTGTTCCTTCAGGACTGAGTAAGTTTGAAGAACAGTATGGACAATGGAAAATATTTGGATCAACAGTCGGTGAAGCAGCAGATCAAGGAATTGGTGGTGGTAACTGTTATACTGGTAATAATTTTAGTTGTGGCCCTGCAAACATAGACATCTTTGGTGGTAGTGGTCAAGGTGCAACAGGTAAAGTCATACTCGGAAACTTTATATCTAAGTTTGATAAAGAGGATATGTTTGGTACACTATCAAGAACAGCAAGTATCATTGGTGTTGATATCACAAATCCGGGTGAAGGATATGCAGAAGGCCCATTAATTGATTTTAATGATAAGTGTAATCAAGGTCGTGGTGCATATGGTAAAGCAATCGTAGATAAAAACATGAAATCACCAACCTATGGTCAGGTGACTTCAATCGTAATACTTAGCCCCGGTGAAAATTTCCCAACAGATGGATCTGAGGAAAAGGAAGCATTTATAAGAGATGTTATTATTGAAGATCCCGGAATTGGATATGAAGATGCTTCTATTTCAGATGACATTAGACCAATCATTCAAAATGGTCGTATTGCTGCGATTGAAATTGTAGAACAAATACCTTATAATAGATTACCAGACCTATCAGTTGAATCAGAAACTGGATATGGAGCTGTTATTCGACCTATATTATCTACAGAAAGAGATGAAAGAAGAACTGATCCAATTCAGGCAGGTGTATTTAAGGTTGTTCAATGTGTGGGAGCATTTTCATCAGGAACAACGCAACAAGAAACTACACAACTTGATGTTGTAAGAGAAGTTGAAGAGACTGCATCAACACCTGTAACAACTACAACCACAGAGACAAATGTTTCCGACACCACAACCGAGACTACTACAAGTAGCACTACTCAAACTAACACAACTAACAACACAAGTCAGCAAACGACTGGACAGAGTGACCCTCCTTCTAATAATAACGATTCTGGTGGTAGCGGGTCTGAGGGATCAGGTGGGGGTTACGGATACTAATGTCAAAGGAAGCAAGACAACTTGAGATATTTGGTGAAAAGTTATACTTTGAAACCAATACTGACAGAGTAGATAGTAATGGGCCTGCTGCGTATGTATTGGCATCACAGACAAGTGATAAAGTAAAGTATAATCAGAGTTTGCATGAAGGATCAGGAGATTCGAGAATATATGCAGAGAAGAGATTGCAGATAGAGTCAGGAGTTAAAAGTGAGACAAACAATCAAGCATTTAATATTCGAGTAAAAAATGGTCATGGAAATATCACAGCAGAGAATGGTAACTTTACTCTTGCAGGTGATAAAATTGTAATACAGGCAGATAGTGAATTAGTTTTACACTCACCAAATATCAAAATAGGTTATGCTCAGCCCGGAAGCACAGATCAAGTTAGTATCAATGCACAGAATATAAAATTAAATGCTGCTGGTAAATGCACACTCCGAAATAAAATAATGTATAAAAATGGTTTGACATCACCTTTCTCAGCACTTGCAAACAGGTGGTATAACAGTCTTCTTCCGGGATAATGACAAATATACCAGATATCAGTCAAGACGCACATTATAGAGGTGGTAATGCCATCTTTGATAGGATACATGTGCTTGACAAAATTGTTTATAATTTTGCAACTGATGACATCACAACAAGAAATCTTACTGTAACTGGTATTGCAACTTTTGGTACAAGTTCCACTACAATTGATGGTGCGACTGATACGATTCAAGTTGGAACTGCACTGACAATAGGACATACTCAAGGTTTACAATTTCATACACAAAATTTACACTCAGAGGGATTTGAGGTAAATCAAGTAAATATTTCTGGAATAGCTACGATTGGAAGTGATTTATATTTAACTGGTGCTTTAGTAGATACGAGTGGTGATACGGGAAGTTCAGGGCAACTTTTATCCTCAACAGGTTCTGGAACAAACTGGATAAATGCAAACTCAACCAGTGTGTTAAATGCAGTTAATGTTGGCGTAAATCTTAATGGTACAAGTGCAAATCAATTTGTATCATTCTTTGGTGCAAGTAGTGGTAATCAACCAAATCGTGTAGATGCAGCATTTACATATAATCCATCAACAAATACAATGTCAGGTATCAATTACTCTGATACATCCACATTTACTAATACTAAGGTAACAGGTATAGCGACTGCTGCGATTTTAGAAGTGGAAGGTCAGTTGAGAGATGGAGATGGTAATTTTGGTTCTGCTGGACAGGTATTAACATCAGATGGAACTGATACAAAATGGGATGCGAGTTCAAACTTACCTGCTGGATCATCAGCACAGGTTGCAATTACTGATGTATCAAGTGGAACTCCCAGAATTTTGCTATCTACTGGGAGTGGAACACAAAAAGATGTTTTATCTAATTCTAATTTAACTTATAATACATCGACACAAGTTATAGGTGGAAAGATATCTAACATATCAAATCATGACACTGATGATTTAAGTGAAGGATCAAGCAATCTATATCACACAACTGCTAGAGTGAGAGCTGCAGTTAGTGCAACTGGAGATCTATCATATAATTCAGGCACAGGTCAGTTCTCTGTAAGTGTACCATCTGCATTTGTAAGTGGAATGATAATCTTATGGTCAGGTAATACAGGTAATATTCCAAGTGGTTTTGTTCTTTGTGATGGTAATAACTCAACACCCAATCTAACGGATAGATTTGTGGTTGGTGCTGGTGCAGCTTATAGTCCCGGAGCCACTGGTGGTAATTCAAGTGTAACTTTATCAACATCTAATCTACCAAGTCATAATCACTCTATAAGTGTTTCTGGTACGACTAGTACTACATCTTTAACAGGTGACATTACAAAAATATCAGAGTGTTACAATGTGGCTGGTGGTGCAACTGGTGTATTTACAAAGAAAGGAACTGGAAACTCACCTGTAACAGGAAGTTCGTCCACTAGTCCTACAGCAGGTGTTGATTTTGATGCTTCACATAATCATACTTTTTCTGCTTCTGGAACTTCTGGAAGTCAAGGTAGTGGTTCAGCACATGAGAATAGACCTCCTTACTATGCTCTCTGCTATATCATGAAAACTTAATCATTGACAAAAATACCTATATATGCTAGGATATTAAAAAATCGGAGTCTTTCAATGAACGATGCATCAGTAGTAAAGACGATAATCGATATTTGTTCAAGGTCTTTTAAAATTGTTAGTGATCAAGGTCAAATACAAGTAGTTCATTGTGAAACTACTCAAGAATTTATGGATGTTCTTGAAGTATGTCAAGAGTTTTGTGAGGATGATATGCTTATCTATTCAGAGATCATTACGAAACCAAAAAGAGACAGAAGGACAAGAAAAAGGAAAAAACAACAAGAAACTGAATAAATAGTTAAAAAGATATGAAAAGGTTTGATAAATTTACTGAAGATATGGACAAGGTTGCTGCTTTAAGAGCAAGGCAGAAAGATGCTGTTTCAAAATTTAAATCAAGTTCTGAAGCACCAACTCCTCAAAAACCTGAGAGTCGAGTTCATTCTGGAGACATTGCAAGTGGAGATTTAACTGCTAGAAAAGCAGCAAAAGCAAAAGCAATGGCAAGAAAAGCAGAAATCCGTGCTGAAATCCAGAACGAGAAACAGGATAAATAGATAGAAGACATACTTTGTACATGAGCGATGCCACTTAATAAGTTAGAGAATTTTATAAAGAACACTGAGGGTAAAATTCTCTATGTAAATCCAAATGATATTGATGCGACCGATAGCATTACAAATCAGGGTAATTCATTAGCACAACCGTTTAAGACAATCCAAAGGGCTTTACTAGAGTCTGCTAGATTTTCATATGTGGAAGGAAACAATAACGATTTAATTGAGAAGACAACAATATTAATTTTTCCCGGAGAGCATGTAATTGATAATAGGCCTGGTTTCGCTGTAAAAAATGTAAGCAATTCTGCTGTTGCAGTATCCCCATCAGGTGCAGAAACAACTGCTTCAGAAACTTTATCTCTTAACTTAACCTCTAATTTTGATCTGACACAAGAAGATAATTTACTCTACAAGTTTAATAGTATTAATGGTGGTGTGATTGTTCCTCGTGGTACATCATTAATTGGATTAGATTTAAGAAAAACAAAAATAAGACCTAAGTATATTCCTAATCCAACGGATAGTACAGTTGCAAATTCAGCACTATTTCGTCTAACTGGTACTTGTTACTTCTGGCAGTTCTCAATTTTTGATGGAGATGAGAGTGGACTTGTATTTACAGATCCATCAGATTTCTCTGCGAATAATCAATCAACACCAACATTCTCTCATCACAAACTAACTTGTTTTGAATATGCAGATGGTGTAAACATAGATACTCGATTTAATTTAACAGATTTAGACATATATTATAGTAAGTTATCAAATGCGTTTAGTGCAACATCAAGAACTATCAGAGAAGTTGATAGATTCCCTGCAAACTCACTAGGATTTGCTCCACAAAGACCAGAATTTGAAATTGTTGGTGCATTCGCTTCAGATCCAATCAATGTTTCAACTATTATTTCTGGTGATGGATCAACTCCCGGAACTGTTGTTACAGTTACAACTGCAACTCCACATGGATTAACAACAAACACACCAATCAAAATTAAGGGTGTGGATGTTTTTGATTACAACACATCAACTAAAGTTCAGAATGTAACTAGCAGCACAGTATTTACATATCTTTTACCATTTGTACGAGATAATTTACCAGCAACTCCAAGTGCTTCATCTGCAACAGTAACTATTGAAACTGATACTGTATCAGGTGCATCACCGTATATCTTCAACATATCTCTTCGTTCTGTATATGGAATGAATGGTATGCATGCAGACGGTGACAAGGCCACTGGTTTCAAATCAATGGTTGTTGCTCAGTTTACTGCAATCTCATTACAGAAAGATGACCGAGCATTTGTAAAGTATAATCAATCTTCGAGATTATATGAGGGTATTGATATTACAAAGGTTACAGGTGCAGAATTAGCATCTGGTGCATCTTCTCAAGATTCCTCAACAGTATATCATTTAGATTCTGATGCAGTTTATCGTCAGGAATTTGAAACAACTCATATTAAATTATCAAATGATGCAGTCATGCAGATTGTATCTGTATTTGCGATTGGATTTAATAAGCATTTTAACGCAGAGACAGGTGCTGATGCTTCAGTTACAAACTCTAACTCTAACTTTGGACAGTTTGCGATTGCATCTGATGGATTTAAGAAAGACGCATTTACAAAAGACAATAATGCATATATTACTCAGGTAATTACTCCAAAAGCAATTACTTCAACAGAAACAAATATTGACTGGCAGAGATTAGATGTTGGATTAACTACATCCGTTGGTATCACAAGTCATTTGTATCTATTTGGATTCAACACAAAAGATAATGTTCCACCCGTTGTAATTCAGGGTTATCGTGTTGGTGCAAAAACTAATGATGTTGTATCAGTTAACTTTGCAAGTGTAAATGATGGATCAAGTGTCACTGGTTATGGAACAAGTGATGCAAGTATATTGATGGTTGATAATGATATTTCAACTACAGGAATTACATCCGCACTTGGTACAACATCTAGTATCAAGAAATATACAGTTCAATCAGGCCCCACATCTAACATTTTAACTATTGGAACTCATGAGTTACTAACAGGAGAAAAGATAAGAGTTATAAGTGATGATGGTGATCTACCAGAAAATTTAACAGAGAACACAGTTTACTTTGCGATCAAACAATCAAGTACACAGATTAAAATTGCAGCATCTAAAACTAATGCAACATTAGGAACTGCAATTGTAATTCATGGTGGTACAAAATTACAGATTGAAAGTCGTGTATCAGATAAAGACTCTGGTGAAATTGGTTCACCAATTCAGTTTGACCCTGTAAACTCAAACTGGTTTATACATGCTGCAACTAATAATGATATCTACACTACAATGAATACATTGGGTGTTGGTAATCTTGGAAACAATACTCCTGTATCATTTATTAAGAGAATTGCAGACGAAAGATCACTAGATGAAAAAGTATATAAGTTAAGAGTTGTAGTACCAAAAGAACTTACAAATGCAAAGAATCCAGAAGAAGGATTTATCATTCAAGAATCTAGTTCTACAAATGTAAGAAATGTCGGAGACTTCACCAGAACTTCAATTACAGATCAAGATTATGACTTTGATCGTAATCCTAGATTTATAAGCACATGTTCTGCATCAGGAACTGCTATCACTGTAATCGCTGATGTACCACATAATCTAAAGGCAGGTGAAAGAATATTCGTCAAGAATGTAACTGACAATAGTGGAACTGCAACAGGTATATTCAATAAAGGTTACAATGGATCATTCCTTGTAAGCACAATTGTTGACGATAAAACATTTACATATCCTACAACAGACACAGCAGGTGTAACACATACAGTTGGTAATTTTACAAATGATATATCAACTCGTTCAACAACTCTACCAAGATTTGAAAGAAACAATTTACAGAGTAACTTCTATATCTATCGTAATGAAGTTATAAGTTCTTACATTAAGGATGTTCAAGATGGTATCTATCATCTATTTGTTCTTCATGCTGATAATGCAATTCCAACTGAATTTACAGGTGTTAAGTATGGTCAGAATGTAGTTGACTTGTATCCACAGTTAGATCGAGATAATAATCATTCAAACCCACCTGCTTCAGTATCGTTTGGTAAGAGAGCTCCGATTGGTGATGTTTCAACAAATGATCTTAGAAAGAGTATTACAAGAGAGTCAACAGACAAACTCGTAAAAGATTTTGGATATGCCAAAATTATATCTGGTGTAAGTACAGGTGGTGCAATGGGAGTTGGACATACAACTCTTACATTCGATAGACCACATGGATTTGGAAGTATCGTTACAGTCGCATCCATTGTTGGTGGATCAGGTTTAACAAATGGCACATATCATAATGTTAAATTACTTAATGAGGGAACCACAACTTGGGATGGTGCAACAGCAAAGGTCACAGTTGCAAGTAATGGAGTCACAGGTGTAGAAATAATTGAAGGAGGTTCTGGATTCACAGGTACAGAAACATTAGATATTGATAATTCATTCACAGGTGGATCAGGTGCTAAAGTTGTTATTGGAGTCACAGGTATCAGTACAAATATAGGTGATTCATTACAAATCACTGGTGTTGGTACAGTCACAGATAATGTGGTAGCAATATCATCTGTTCGATCAACAACTTCAGTTTCAATTGCAGTCACAACTGGTGATCCTGACATTATCACAGGTCAGTTTGCAATCAATCAGGGGCCAAAAGCAACGGTATCAAGTGTATCAACTCTTGATTCTACGACTGGAATATCAACATTTACATTTACGAAGAGTCATGGATTTGTTGCAGGAAGTCCATTCAGAATATTAGATAATAGCAATAATAAGTTAGGAGACTTCTTTGTTAAGACTGTCGTTGGTGTTAATACATTCTCAGCAATAACTACAGTTCAGTTAGCATCCCCAACTACAGTTCTTCCAAATGGAATGGCACCTGCCACTCTTACATCTGATAAGGAAGATGAAAATATTGGTTCAAGAGGACTTGCATTCTATGATAACGAGACATTTAATCTTGGTGCAAATGTAACCACAGGAACTTCTGTCGAGATTAGTTTACCAAATGCGGGTATTGGAACCACAAGTAGATTTGAATTAGGTTCTTATATACAGGTTGGTGATGAGATAATGAGAGTTAAGTCTGCAACCACTTCTGGTTCAGGCAATAATGAACTCACAGTGATTCGAGGTTCATTGGGAACAATTCAGGAAAGTCATTCAAGTGGTGAACAGGTTAAGAAAGTTAAACCAATACCAATTGAATTTAGACGACCATCTATTATTCGTGCATCTGGTCATACATTTGAATATCTTGGATTCGGGCCCGGTAACTACTCAACTGCATTACCACAAGTTCAGGTCAGAACACTTACAGAAAGAGAAGAGTTCTTAACACAGTCACAAGAGAGATCATGTGGTACTGTTGTTTACACAGGTATGAACAACAGAGGTGACTTCTTTATTGGTAATAAGAGAGTTAGTTCTGCTACTGGTCAGGAGAGAACATTTGATGCACCGATTCCGACAGTTACAGGTGAAGATCCATCAAGACTATCAGTTATATTTGATGAAGTAATTATTAAAGAAAGACTTGTTGTTGAAGGTGGTAAGTCAAGAACAATTCTATCTCAGTTTGACGGGCCAGTTACATTCAACGAGGTTGTAAAAGTCAATGCTGCAATGACAGTTAATGACTTGATTAAGTTAAATGGAAACTTTGAGATAACAAATGATACTAACTCACATAGTCGTGATACAGGATCACTGATCACAGATGGTGGTATTGGAATCGAGAAGAACTTAAATGTTGGAGAGAACTTCAATGCTTTAGGTATATCAACTGTTAATAATTTACGAGTTACAGGTCTGTCAACATTCACAGGTTTGATGGATATTGATGGTGGTGCTGAGATTGGTGCTTTAAAGATTGGTATCACCACAGTAAATATGCTTGGAACTATTGGTAATAATAATTTAATTATTGATTCTGCTGGCGGTACAACTACAATTCAAGATAATGTCGTTGTAAGTGGTGACTTTAGTTCAAGTGGTGCTACAAATGGTAACATCCGAATCGGTGTTACAGGTGATAATGAAATTGATACTTCATCAGGAAACTTAATAATAGATTCTGCAGGTGGTCTAGTTCAAGTTACTGATAATTTAGCAGTAACTGGTGCAATTACATCTTCAGATTTAACAAGTGGTAATATTAAAATTGGTGTCACAGGTGACAATGAAATTGATACATCATCAGGAAACCTAACAATTGATTCTGCTGGTGGAACAACTACAGTTGACGATAACTTAAATATTACTGGAGACATTAACTTAACTGGTAGTTTCACAGGTTCATCAGTCACATTTAGTGGAAACTTAACTGCTGCTGGAGGAACACTTGGTAATGTTCAAGTTGGTTTAGCAGACAATCAAACAGTCACAACATCATCTGGTAAACTCATATTAGATGCTGCCACAAATGAAGTTGAGATTAATGCAGACATAGATCATAATGGTGCATTAAATACATCTGGTAACTTAGTATGTGGTGGGTCAGGAACATTTAGTGGTGATGTAATCGCATTCAGTTCTTCTGATTTGAATCTCAAAGAAAATTTAGTAAACATTGGTCAAGCAGTTGAAAGAGTCAACAAATTAAATGGTTATACATTTACTTGGAAATCAGGGACAAATTTAGTAGATGAATATTTTGATGGTAAAGAAGATCTTGGTGTCATTGCACAAGAAGTTGAAGCACTTGGATTAGTTGGTCTGACAACCACCAGAGATAATGGTACAAAGGCAGTTCGTTATGATAGATTAGTTCCAATTCTTATTGAAGCGATTAAGGAACTAGATGCAAGGGTAAAATCTCTAGGAGGTTAAATGGCACTACAAGGATCAGGGCAAATTTCAGCAAGTAATATAGCCAATGAGTTTGGTTATACTAATGGATCTGAAACAAGATTAGGTTCTTATCGAAGCACAAACGGGCAAGGAAACTTTCCTGTTTCTTTTGGTACTTTATCTTTTAGTTCGATTGATGGTAGTGGTTCAGTTCCAACATCAGGACAAATAAAATTTAGTGATTTTTACAGTACGAAATTACAGCAAGTAGTTAATTTTTATAGTTCTGGTAGAGGTGGTAATAGATTGATAGCAAAAGATAGATATAATTCTGGTGGTTCAAATGATGTAAATGTGGTTGGTAATTATAGAACAAGACCAAATAATTCATCAGGAACAAAAGTACATATTCATGTGAATCAAACAATAGGATCGGAGAAAACAAGAGTTGAACATTGTGCCTTGAGAACTGGTTCATGGGATTCTAGTACAACATTACAGGTTGATATTGGTGGTTCAGGTAGAATCGGAGGTGGCGGTGGCGATGGTGGTCGTGGTTCAGTCAACTCTGGTGGTGGATTTGCAGGTGGACAGGGTACATCTGCGTTAGGTGTTCAGTATAGTCCAACACAAGTGAATGTTGCATCAGGTGGTTTTCTCGTTGCAGGCTTCGGAGGAGGCGGTGGCGGTGGCGGTGCATATGACCACGATAAAAACTCATCAAGAACTGCCTCTGGTGGAGGAGGTGGCGGTGGTGCAGGTATACCGGCCGGTGCAGGTGGAGCAGAGGGTTCTGGTGGAGCAGAGGGTGGCCCCGGAGGAGCAGGTACAACAACTGCTGCTGGTTCTGGTGGAGGTGGTGGAAATAATGATGGAGAAGCAGTAGCCGGTGGTGGTGGAACTGGTGGGTCAGTAGGAGAAGGAGCAGATAATGGTGGCACAGGATTCGGTGGAGAAGGTTCGAGTTCAGGTGGAGGGTCAGCAGGATCTGATGGAGCAGCAATAAGAAGAAATTCAGGATTTACAGTTAATGTAAGTAATAGTGGAACATTGAGTGGTAGCACAACTGCTACAAGTGTGCTATAATATAAGCACTAGATTTTAATCATGGCATTTGAGACTGATTTAATAAGAAGGTATAGTGGTGCTTTCTCGAAAGAGGACTGTATAAAAATAATAGATGGTATTAAATTCTTTGATAAAAACCATCTGCTCTTTTATGATAGAGAAAAACTTACGAGAGAAGATCATAAGACGGTAAATATTTCACATGATTATAATTTTTCAGCATCGAGTCGTATTTCCGAAGAAATTTTCCCCAAAATAAAACCTTGTGTAGATGAATATTTACAAGCATTTAATGTATTAGGTCTAAGAAAATTTTTACTACATGATTTAAAATTAAAACAAATTCCAGCAGGTGGTGGATTTCATGCTTGGCATTATGAAAATGGTGCATTGGATGTTGCTGCACGACAGTTCGTTGTTCAAATATATTTGAATGATGATTTTGATGGAGGTGAAACAGAATTTTTATATCAACAAAGAAGAGAGGAAGCAGTTGCAGGGGATGTACTTATGTTCCCAGCCTCATTTACACATACACATAGAGGTAATCCACCGTTAGGTGGTACTAAATATATCGCAACATCATGGGGGATGATTCAAAGTGAAAATAATTTTTAAAGTAGTAGAATACATATCAGAATCAAATATTATTTCAGTTAAATTTTGCTATGAGAAATCAAGAAAATCTATTGATGATTATGTGCCTATAGCAATAAATTGTGATGAGTTAGACATGTTTGATTATGAAACTTTTTCAGATACTTTAATTAGAAAATTTGGACTGAAAAGAATTAAAGATCAGGATAAAAAACTAGAAACATTACCAGATAATATACCACAGGAAATAGAAGATAAATTTGAGGTACGAGATTTAATAGATAAAGTTATGGAGGGTAAATATCACGAGAGGGATAGATTTACCCTAAAGGTTAGGAGAGTGGAGTTATGAGTTATAAAAGATTTTTTAAAAAATGTGAGGAATTTTCTCTTTGTGGAGTTACCGCAGATGCAGGAGATGTTGACATTGATGGTGCATTAAACAATTATACTATCTACCATATTATTGTAAAAGGTTCTGGGAGATTAGGCACACCATTTAGTTCAGAATATGTTGAGGGAGATACCAAAACAAATAATTTTTATAATGAAAAGCATTTATTAGGTGTTGATCGAATATTTGAAGCATATACTGATACACTCATGTTTGGATTTAATCCTTTAAAACCAGATCAAGATTGGGATGGTAAATTAATTGAAGAATCATTCGTTGGAGACTCAGATAGTTACCTTGTGTGTTTTGATGGAAACCCAGTAGTTAATGGTGTTGAAATGCAGAGAATGGACTATGCAAAGTTGACTGAGAAGAAATATGAAGTAGAATTAAAAGACGGCCTATTAGGTATTTTCACAAAAAAATTCGGATTTAAACTTACATGAAACTTAATCGTAATGAATTGATAGTTTTAAGAGGTGCTTTAAGTGTAAAGAAAATGTACAAGGGAATGAAACACGCACCACATGGAGTAATCATATGGGAAGACTGGATGCAAGATAGTTTGGATAGAATAAATGCTCATATAAAAGAATATCATCCTGATATACCCGATTGGAAATGAAAGAAAACATATCAGCAGAAGCATACGAGACACCATTCCCACATTTAATTTTCCATAATTTTTACAATGAGGAAGAGTTGGAGTTGATATGGGAAGAACTAGATTTTTATACTAAACCTGATAAGTTATTAGATGTAAAAGAGTATCTAGGAGTTGCTGATAAAACAAATGCGAAAGCAATATATCTCGATTTAGTTTATCCAAAAAAATACAGAAAGTTATCTAATATTCTAACAGTTAATCGTAAAATATTTGAACCACAAGTCTTAGAACCATTTTCTAAACTACATGATTGTTGTATGCCCGCATATGATTGTAATTACGATCATACAAAAGTAAGATACTATCATAATGGAGATTATTATGAACCCCATACTGATAACTTCTTTAGTTTCCTTGCTTTCTCATACTTTTATCGTGAACCAAAAAGGTTTGAGGGAGGTGAGTTGTTCTTCCCTAAATATAATTACTCGTTTAAATGTGACAATAACTCACTTATCATGATGCCAGCTTGGGTTGAGCATGGAGTCACTAAGGTCAGTATAAAAGATTCAGACTACTACGATGGATTCGGAAGATATGCCATCACGAGTTTCTTTGGTAATAAACAAACTGAATAAATAACTAAAAATATCGTGATAAATGTCTAATATAAGAAAGACTTTTAATTTCAGAGAGGGTGTACAGGTTGACGATGAGGCTCTTGTTGTAAAGGGAGATCGAGTCGGAGTCGGAACTACATCCCCAGATGAAAGCCTTGATGTCAGAGGAAATGCAAAAGTCATAGGAATAATTACAGCAAACAACTTAGAAATAAGTGGTGTCTCTACATTCTCTCAAGTAAGTATTGGTTCAACTATATCTTTAGATTCTACAAGTGGTGTTGTAACTGCATCATCATTCAAGGGAGATGGTTCAACTCTATCAAACTTACCCACATCACAATGGACAGATGTTAATACTGGTATTGGTGTAACACCGATATATGTGGATGGCAATGTTGGAATCGGAACCACAAATCCTGAGAATGGCCTCCAAATAGGTGGAAATCCAAGTAACGGAGTTGGAGTTGGATTTAATACAGTCGGTGGTGTAGTAGCATCAGGTGTCATTACAGCAACAACTTTTTCAGGTAATCTATCAGGGAATGTAACTGGGGATTTAACTGGAACTGCATCAAACGCAACTCAGGCTGCATCAGCAACTTTAGCAACAAATGCACAGGGGTTGACAGGCACACCAAGTATCACAGTAGCAAATATAAACTCAGCAGGGATAGGAACTATTGCAACTTTAAGTGTGACTGATTTCACAGTTCCCACACTAAAAGGTCATAGTACAATTCGATCAATACATGGAACTACAGTTACATTTATTGTGACTGTTGCAGCAAAGACTTCAGCACACCGATATAATGGTTCAGGTAGTTCAAATGGATATAAAATTGATGGTGTTGAATCGCCATTTATAACTCTCACACCCGGCCGTACTTATCGTTTTGACCAAGCAGACGGAACTAACGCATTACATCCTTTAAGATTTTATTATGATGTAGATAAGACGACTGCATATACGACAGGTGTGACTGTAAACGGAACTCAAGGTTCAGCAGGTGCATATACAGAGATAGTTGTAAGTGATACCACACCAACAGTCTTGCATTATCAATGCTCTAGTCATGCCAAGATGGGTAATGCTGTTCAAACTAACTCAAATATATTAGACACAGAGCATAACTCAACAGTCAGAGGTTCAATGACTGCTACGAGTTTTGTAGGAGATGTAACTGGTAATGTGTCTGGTAATATAACTGGAACTGCTGGTACATTTACTACTCTTGATATAAATGGCGATGTAGATATTGATGGACACGCAGAACTTGATGCACTTAATGTTTCAGGTGTTGCGACTGCTACGAGTTTTGTAGGGCCACTTATAGGTAATGTAACTGGTAGCGTAACTGGTAATGTAGTTGGACTTGTTACATCATCAACCTCTAGTATTGGTGTTGCGACTGCTACGAGTTTAGGAATAGGAACTAATATTGCCAATGCGGACATACAAATACATGATGCCACAGGTGCATCATCTATCGTAATTGGTAAAAATTCAGCAGTAGCGGATAATAATTTACAAATTAGGTATGGTGGAGGTGCATCAACATTTAGTGGTTTGGAAGCACTAGATATTATTAATCATGGCGATGGAAACTTTAATTACTTTATAACTGGAATTAGTAGTTTCGTATGGCATAAAGGTAATGCAAATCCATTGATGGCTTTGTCTAGTACTGGTAACTTGGGTATTGGAATTACTCAACCACAACATAGATTGTCAGTTGACGGAACATCTAAGGTCACAGGTGTTGCTACATTTACAAATGCTGTATTCATTGATGGTATATTGACAGTTAATGATGCAACAATAAGTAATCTTACTGGAAATGTTACTGGTAACATAAGAAATACGGTTGGTATGTCAACCTTTGCCGATCTAGAGGTTTCAAATAGTATTGGTATAGGAATGACTGCTACAGGTAATTTCTTTAGTGTCTGTAGTTCAGCAGATAAAAGATTCTTTATTGATGCAAATGGTAATGTCGGTATTAAGACATCTACAATTACAAGTGCTTTTGAATTAGATGTACGAGGAGACATCAAGGCACATCATGGACTTAAGGTTGGAAGTGGAAACCCATTATGTGCGGTTGATTTCTCAAATCTAGTTGATATTGTAGAGGGTGGTTCGTCAAGAGCATCACTTTCATATATGATACCGCCAAGAGTTACTACTACTCAGAGGGATGCTTTAAGGGATACAAGTGGTAACGCTTTGAGTGCTGACGAAAAAGGTGCATTTGTATTCAATACAACATTGAATAAGTTACAAGTCTGGACAGGTTCAGGATGGGAGACTATTACAAGTTCATAATTTATATACATACCTTTGGTATGGTTGTCGGAGATACTATAAGATAATTTAAGAACCAGTCAGCGAACTGTCACACAAGACCCCACATGGGGTCTTTTTTTGTTATAATGAATATATCTAAAGGATTTTGATGCAACTAAGACCCCACCAAGAGAAAGCAATTAAGGCAATGTCAAGACACGACAAGGGGCAAGTGATTGTTCCTACTGGTGGTGGTAAGACTATCTGTATGATACAGGATGCTATTGAGCAATTCAAGAGTAACAGACTTAAAACTATTGTGGTGGTTGCACCTCGTATCCTACTAGCAAATCAGTTATGCGAAGAGTTCCTTGAGTTCATTAATGATGTTGATGTACTTCATGTTCATAGTGGAGAGACACATCATGACAGTACAACTAAGTCTAAAGTAATTGAGGAGTGGGCATGGGCAAGTAAAAAACATCAACTCATATTTACTACATATCATTCTCTACACAAGATACAGGATGCAACTGCGATGTTACCTGATACTGTATATTTTGATGAAGCACATAACGCTGTTCAAAAGAACTTTATTGAAGCGGTAGAGCATCATTCAATGTATGTGGTTCGTAATTTTTTCTTTACAGCAACACCAAAGCACTCATATACACCTTTCAAGGTTGGTATGAATGACACAGATATATTTGGTGGTGTCATTTGTAATGTTGGAGCCCCTAAGTTAGTCAAGCAGGGATATATTTTACCACCTAAAGTCAAGATCAAGAAGTTCAATATCCTTGAGGACAAGCAAGAAGTTGCTGAGAGAGACTCACAGCATTTACTTGAGACAATTGATGAGAATGACATTAACAAGAGTTTGATTTGTGCAAGATCAACAAAGCAGATTGTCAGACTATTTACTGACTCAGATTTTGCTCTTGATCTTGAGAATCGTGGATACTCATGGATGTTTATTACAGCAAAGACAGGTGGTGTTATCAATGGTAAGAAAGTTGATAGAGAGACATTTTTCAATACTCTCAACAGTTGGGGTCAAGACCCACACCGTAAGTTTGTAGTTGCACATCATAGCATACTTTCCGAAGGTATCAATGTCAAAGGTCTTGAAGCGGTCTTATTCATGAGAAAGATGGACTTCATAGGTATCAGTCAGTCTATTGGTCGTGTAATCAGGAAGGGCGATGCTTCAAAGACATTCGGGTTGATTTGTGTACCAGTTTATGATAAGGTTGGTCTAAGCACTTCTAGGAGTGTTGAGGCAGTAGTTGATACTGTATTCAATCAAGGTAAACCCGCCATTTCAGTAGTGAGGTCATAATGGACAAGAAACAATTAAGATCACTTTACAATTTCTATAAGGATAGTAAAAAGGGATTTGTAACTATGGATGGGTATGCGGCTATCCCATCTGACGGAAAGAAAGTTGGTGTGGTGTACATGGGAGAGATACTTAAGTTTTGTCGTAACGAGGACTCAGCACATAACTTTATAGCACAACACAGAAAGACAGTCAAGAAACTGGCACAAAAGACTACCAAACCTTAAAATTTATGCTATTATAATAATATAGTTAAAAGGATTATGAAACACAAAGTTGAACTCTATGTTGCAGGCCGAGTCTTTAATGAGCAAGTCTATGCAAAGAACTATGATGAAGCAAGACAGGTTGCACTTGCAAGAAATCCTAATGCTAGGGTTGTAAGTGTAACTGCTGTTCTATAAATAAGGAAACTCATATAGTATCATGCACGATCAAAACTCAATCGACAAAAATGAGACACCCTCTATGAAATATGAGAGAGCATTGGATCTCTTTACTGAATCTGTAATGAAACCCGACCACGACTTGCGTGGCTGCGCCCATAATCAGGGATGCTATAATGAGTTACTGGAGATAAGAACTCATGTATTAGAGTATCTTAAGACTCTTAAAGAAGTCACACATCATACAAATGCTGACGAGAGTGACGAGATCGAAACACAGAAACTTAATGTTTTGAAGGAGTGGGGAAAAGAATTTAAAAGTGAAGACAAAACCACTATTTTTACATAAATGAAGGAATTTGATTATGAACTCGATTACAAGAACATTGACTTTAAAGATCAGAGAAATCGCAAACTTTATCGTATTGGAAGGGGAGAGCAAGGAGTTCTACTGGTTCGCCCTTATACTAACACTATTTGTAATCATTGGAGATTTAAGACCCCTGACGAGGCCGTAAAATCATCTAATAAAATCTTCGCAATGTACCTTGACTATCGTGACGAGAAAGACTTTATTGGTATGGATATGTGCCGAAAGTTTTTAGAAATGGGATTTACGAGAGCAAGACGATATGCAAATCATAATACAGGAAGGAAGTATAAAAAAGGTACAAGAGATATACTACCACAAGAAGAAGATCATGCAACAAGTAAATATGCTCAATCCGCAACAATTTTTAAGAAAGTTAGAGATATTGTCGCAAAAAGTGATATATATGTTAGAATGAGGAGAGAGTGGAGAACTTCCGAATGATGAGCCCTTTTGGCAATGTATTAAACACTAGAGATAGTTACAGTAAATTCTACCAAGAGAATTTTACAGAGGTTGAGGTTCAATTTGATGAGGAGA